AGTGCGGCGAGTGCGGCGAGTGCGGCGTGGAGTGCAGCGTGGAGTGCGGCGAGTGCGGCGGAGAGTGCGGCGAGTGCGGCGGAGAGTGCGGAGTATATCTGGCAATTCAAGCAACTCGATAAGATAGAAGAAACTAAGTTTTAATTTGTGTGCATCTATGGCGGGTAGAGTGGTGGAAAGTGAAGGACACTTATAATTTCAGTTCATCACCACCCGCCTCAAATGCACATAAAGGAAACTATATGCCATTATTCAAATGCGATAATTGTGGAGTTATAGAAAATACCGCCTGTACTGCGTGTAGTTGGGGATATGGGAGAAACCATAATGGGAAGCATCTATGCTCAGAATGTTGTCCGGAACAAAAGAAGTGGCACGGAAGATTTCCGAAGTCATATAAAATGCCGAAAGGGAAAGAAGATTATTTTAATGCACATAAGTAACTAATTGAAAGGAATGATATGGAAAAAGAGGTGTCCTTCAAAGAATTAAAAAGTAAAATCGCTGGATTGGGTGATATTGACATTGAAAAGAAAAAGGAAATTATTTGTACGTTTATAGGTCATTCCTTAATTCAAACTAGTTGTTTTGGATATAAATATTGTGGTCGTTGTGGGGAACAAGTTGGTGATTCATTGGGTGGTATTTGGTATGATGCCGAAAAAGCTGTTCTTGCTGGACATAATTGCAAAACCTGTAGAGCGAATTTTAAGAAGCTGAGTTGGAGGGAAAAACTTTATTGTCGTAATCCGTTTGCAAAAAATTATGATAAATCAAAATACATTTTAACGCTTTCATCTAACCCACTAAAGTAGGGATATGCGTGAAATAAAATTCAGGGTTTGGTTCCCGCCGTATGACGAAACAGAGGATGGTAAGGTTATCCATTATGAGGGTTCGATGAATTATAATCCTCAGTTTGAGAAGGTAACGGTATACACAAAAGAATTATTCGACGAGGGGGCATTGGCAAAGGCGGTTAAGGGGAATATTAATGAGGCGTTTGTGGATAGCGGAAATCCCATAATGCAATTCACTGGCCTTAAAGACAAGAACGGCAAGGATATTTATGAGGGGGATATTTTAAGTAATGATAGATATGCAGATGAACTTAGACAGGTAATATGGAATGATGTTGGTGCATTATTTCAAACTGTTTATTTTAGAGCAATACAAATCAGAACTAGCGGTGGAAGGTTTCCTAATTCGATGCCATTAGATACTGATTGGCATTTTGAAATTATCGGCAACATTTATCAAAATCCTGAATTACTAAAACAATAATCCTATGCCACAAGAGAAAATCACAAAAGAGGATAAGGAGTTTGAGAAACTATTAGAAAGGGTCGGCTGGATTGTTGATGCACACGGTTCATTTAATCAAAATAATAAAGAATTGACTTGTGTTTGCGGAGCTGGCAAAAGATATAAAGAGGCGAAGAATAAACTTTTTGATTTCATCCACCAGCACTACCTCCCCCGTACTGAGCTGGAGAAGATGACAAATGATTTAGTAAACAAATTAGCTTGTACTATTTATAGTAATTATGTTCATAAATTAACCGCAACGGACAAAGAAGAACTGTACTCAATAATTAAATTAGTAATATCCCAATCTAAACTTAATTCCCTCCTCAATAAATAATATGCCCACACAACAAGAGAGTTGGGTACTAATTACAAATAGAATAGATGCTTTTTGGTGCGACAAACACAAAGGACAAACCATAAAAGTACCTAATCCGCAAGAAACATTTAATTATTTCATCTCCTCCCTCCTCAAACAAGCAAAGGAGGAAAGTTATAAAAAAGGGTATGACAAGGGGTACCCTAAGGGTATGAGCGATGGTTGTAATTTGCCTTCATTACATTAACCACTAAGGAGAAATAAGTATGAGCGCAAATAATCAGATATTGATTGTTGAACATAGGGGTAGGTGGTATGTCTGGGATAATATAAATGCCGAGTCGTGGAGTGATAGAAATGAAATATCTATTAAAAGTTCAATCTATTCTAGCGATATAAAAGCAGAAGCAGTTAATTTTGCCTACTGTTTTTTAGAAGACATGGAATGGCCCGATGAGTGTGAGTATGGAGTAGTTATTGGAAAATTAGCAAAGGACAATGCCAAAGTAATTATTAAGGAGAAATAAGGGTATGGAAAACATTACTAATATTTTGAGAATTAAGATAAAACAATGACCAAAAAAGAAATCAAAGACCGCTTAATGTTTTACTGTTCCCACGGGCATAATGGCTACTCTCACCCGAAATGCTATGAAAAACTACACGGCGACACCAGAACAATCGCCATTGTTGACATTGAAAGCTCCTCACTCGTTGCCTCGTTTGGGTTTATTATTTCAATCTGTATTAAGAAGCTGGGCGGTACGACAACGAAACTTGTTGTTACCCCCAGAGAGATACACAATGGAACAACCGACAAGCGAATCTGCCGAGAGTTTGTAAAAGAGATGGAAAAGTACGATATGCTCGTTGGGCATTATTCGGAGCGGTTTGACATTCCCTTTATCCGTACTCGGTGTGTGTACTGGGATATTCCTTTTCCTCGGTACGCCGATTTGATACAGAAAGACACCTGCAAGATTTTATGGAATAAGTTTAAGCTCCACTCCAACCGGCTAGAGGCGGCGTGTGATTTTTTCGGCATTAAAGCAAAGGAGCATAAATTAAAACAACGTATCTGGCAACCGGCGATGGCGGGGAAACAATCCGCCCTTAATTATATTCTCGTTCACAACATAGAGGACGTTGAGAGCACCGAGAAGTTATGGGTGAAAATAAACCAGTACATCGCCCCCAGTAAAACCTCTATATGAAAAAATACCTTAAACATATTTGTGAATGGATTGATTGCCTTGATGAAAGTTATTGGATTTCAACCCTATCTTCGTATGATTTTGATGAGATAAAACTCCTTGGCAAAAAACGTCTTATCGCCGGAGATAAAACTTACGGTACGAAAACATTTCAAAAATCAGAGGCACAAATTGAAAAGGATAAATACGAGGAGTTGGCTGATTTTTTAGTGTACCATGCTATATGGCACAATCAATGGCTGAAACGAAAGTAGAAAATTTACCTGTTCTATGGGCGTATGAGAACGAAAACAATCAAGAGCTTGCGGAAAAAGCTGTGGGACACCTTTTCAATTTATGTACGCCAGAGGGACGCTGGAATATGCGTAAGCTGTGGCGCGAGGAAAGATTGGAAAGAAATGCACGCAGGTCATTTTATTCACTTAGGAAAAAGCAAGCTGTTGGGAGTGCGAGAATTAGACGAGGCGAATGTATGGTGCCAGTGTCCGAAGTGCAACACATTCTTACACGGCAATGCTTACAATTTCGGGAAAAGGATTGAGGCGAAGTACGGCGAGGAAATGATAGCGAGGATTCGGCGACAAAAAGCAATCCCCAAGAAGTGGACTTTGCTCGAATTAGAGGAATGGATTGATTATTATAAAAAAACTATATGAAAAAATTAAAGTTTGTACTCGGCGAGAAACGTGCTGATGGCGAGCGAATAGGGCAGGCAATTTGGAACGCAATGGCGTATTCGGGATATTGGGAATCCCCAGAAGCTAATCCGTTATTTTTTATCAGCGATGAGGATTTTATAAAGGTATTAAATAAATATGCAAACAAACGACCACATAATTAAATTCACTGGTTCTGCCTCTCTCCCTGAACCCCTAGAGTATCAGCACAATTACAAGATTATAATTGATGGCGAAGTCCGTGGTGCAGACCCCAGACCGAATGATGACGGTACGCAGAATATCATTTACCCCGTCCGTCTTATTACCGCCGAGGTATTAAAAGATGATGGTAAGACGATTAAGAGCAAGGACAGAAGCTCAAAGTCCAAGAAACTACGAGGTGCGATTTATTTTTTCAAGGAGGAACACTACCCCGATGAGGACGAGGAGGAATTCTACGATAAAGCTATGGGGCTTGCGATTAAAAACATAGACAGGTGGTTGCCGTATTTATTAAAAAATGAATGAGCTTATGGAAAATAAAACAAGAGAGGCAATACTGCGGTTGATATTATATGCCCGTGGATTTAAAAGCGTAGACTACCCTCTTGATATTGACGCAGATGAAGTTGAAAAATGGTTAAGGGAAAACCAAAAAGCCCCCGAAGGGGCTTAGTGGATTACGTCTTTGGTTCTAGTCTGGGTTCAAGAAAGTTCATTACATCTGGGGTGGCAACGATACGTTTTACGTCTATCCACCTTGAACGTAGTGGAATAAAATCTTTTCGTTGATGTCCGAAATAAGATTCTCGTTCCATGTAACCACCAATTCTTGCTAGGGTTAACCAGTAGCGCCTGGTATGTCCCTCGCCAGTTAAGACGTGGGCGTACTCGTGTTTCATTAGGTTGGTTGGTTCTCCGTCACGAAGTCGTAGGGTTTCTGGTTTCTTGCTACGCACACAAATCCAATTTTTGTAAACGTGAGATATGTGTGTGTGTGCCGAGGCCCGAAAACTACTTCCTTCGCCTCGTTCAACGCAACCACCAACAAATACACGACAAAGAGGAAATTCTGGGAATGGTACTTCCATAATTGTTTCTTAGTTGGTAATCTTCTTTAGTTCCTAGCTTCGCCGCTTGCTTCTGTTGCCTGTCGCAGTATCGCTGTCGTGAACCTGTCAAAGAACAAATCTATTTTTGCTAATTTCATTTTACCACGGATAAGGAATTATTTCAAGAGAAGTCCTTGTCAAGTGCATAGATAGGTTAGCCAAGAAAAAAATATAAATAAATTATTTTGGTATGTGGATAACTAAAAAAGTGTTGTAATAAAAATGAATCTCTTTTGCCCCAACTGTAAGAACCTGCTTAAAGGAAAAAAGACCCCGAAAGGTTTTGTGTTTGCTGAAAGCAAGTGTCCGTTTTGTTGGTGCAGGTTGATAGTAAGGGACGGGTACCTCTTGGCGCAAATAGAAAAATCAAGAGATATTTCAATCGAACAAAATCTACCATTTGTTGAATCGTTCCAGGGCGAGTATAGTTTTGAACCGATAAATGCGAAAATTGATATGGAGGTTTTGATACGGAAAATTCCTAAAGAATACCAAAAGATTATTCGGCTTTATTTACGGGGAAATTCCTTTGAGGATATAGGCAAGATGTTTGGGGTTTCAAAACAGGCAATTCAGCAGAAATTGCGTAGGTTGGGGAGAAAATATGAGCATTTATTGTGATTTTTGCGTTGACTTTAGCCAAAAATTGCTTATAATGTATTATAGAAGGAGTATCGGAGGGGTACTCCGAACCTAGATTTTTAGCGTTTTTTGCTCCCTCCACGGAGGATAAATGCTTTACTTTCCTGTATCAAAGACTAAGGAAACCGCTACTTTTTGTATAAGTGGGCGGTATTTGACTTATACTTTACCCCTTTTATTTTTAATTATTTGAGTATGGAATGGCTTAGAAAGAACGTATCGCTAGTGTTTTCGCCCGTCTTTTGGGGATTAACGCTATCGGCATTTGCTAAAATTGTTGCCCTGAACGGTTGGCTTGATGAAGCGACCCTGAATATCATCGCTCTGTGGATTTTGGAAATTACTGGAGTCCGCATTGTATGGCGTTCAGCAGAGAAGTTAAGCAATAAAGAGTAGCTACGAGGGGTGCGAAACCACTATTGTGTCCCTAGGCGTTTACTGCTCCCTAGTAGTGGTTACGCTGAATAATTTGCTAGGCGGTAGCGAATAAGGCGTACGTAGTGGCGTTACGCCCGTTATCGTTAATTATCCTATGATAAAACCAGGTACATCTTACTATGAGTGCCAGACGTGCGGTGCTTCGTGGTATGTAGAGAGGTGCAGAAAACCTACTATAAAATGCAAGGGCTTTGGTTCCTCTAGTTGTACTGGTGTTGGTTTGAAAATGCCACGCCCAAAGGGTAAGCCGTGGTCAAAATAAAAATGGATAACAAAAGTAAATGATAAAGGGGCAGAAGTTTTACAATGTAGGATTTTTTGATGCTTCTTCATTTGTGGGAGAGTTGGATTGGGGAACGGGTGTTTTAAAGTTTAAAGGAAGCGCGGATAAATCGGCGCGGATATTTTTTGAGGAAGAGCTAAAGAAACTGGTAGACGAGTATATTAAAGAAAAAAGTAAATAACAAAAAAGGGGTAGTCACATAATGTAACCGCCCCTACGTTCACGGTTCTACAATAAAAAGTAGACACCGATTACAGTTGAGAGTATCAAGAACGCCAACGCCCAATCATACCCAGTCCAATCTTTGTCTGTCATAGTTGTTTAGTTAGTATTCTTATCCCCACCCTCCGCCAATTATCATTTCGGAGGGCTAAATAATTCATTTAACATAATAAAATCAATATCAATAAATATGTCAGACAATTATAAAAAGTTCTATGAATTAGAAGTCAAAGGTGCAAAGCTAAGACGTGATTTAGAGTTATGCACAAGTGAATTAAACAAAGTCCTACAAGCTATTCGGGAGGAGGAGAAAGCAGATGAACGATATAAAGAGAAGCGCATTGCTGAGGGTAGAGTAGCTGGAGAACGAACCGAGCAGGTGAATGACAACAAAGCATTGCCCGTAGACAGTGAGGTAATTAAAGAACAAGAATAATTATGGATACTTTAGAAAATGACAAGGCTTTGCCTGAATTGTATCAGTAAAAAAATATATGAGTCCTAGACCCCGTAAAGATGATGAAGCACTGAGGAATAAATGGCTAGAGGAGTATATACGCAATGATTGTTTAATAGTAACCACTTGTGCTCAATTAGGGATTGCTAGGGATAGGGTACTGGATTGGACTAGATTATATCCACGTTTTGCGACACTCAAAAAAGAAGCAGAAAAACTACATGCCGAGAAACTAGAACACAATCTTAACAGGTTGTCCAATAATAACGTATTAGGCAATATATTCTTGCTTAAACACCACAACGATACTGATACTAGGCAACGTTTCAGCGATGAGCCACTACTACAGCCTATCAACATAGGTGCTCTATGGTTTAACAAAGACAACAAACAGCTAGATTCTGGCGAAGATAAGCCAAAAGTAATTGAGGGTAATTAGAGTTATACTCAGTACTACATACTACGCACCAGGATTCGATTTAAGGGGCTTGATATAGCCAGATGATACATTATACCTATTTGATAGTAAACACGCTGTACGTCAAAGTATGCGCTCTACAGTGCGTGCTGGTAGATAGACCGAAGTAAAACCGAAGCATATAGGAAGCGACCCCCGTCATATACCCCCCCTACCCCTCGATGTTATAACTTCAATATGGGTCATAAATAATAAATGTAATAAAGGTGTCAAGGAAAGAACAGAGGAAAAGATATAAGCAACGTTATCCAGAACGAATTAAGGCAGAAAAACGAAGGTATGCCCAAAAAATGAGAACCGACTGTTTGATTGCTTATTCTGGTCCCGAACCCCACTGTTCTTGTTGTGGTGAAACAGAAACTAAGTTCCTCTCCATCGACCATATTAACGGCGGTGGCGATGCACACAGAAGAGAGGTCGGATTTGGTAAGAGTTTCTATCAGTGGTTAAGAAAAAATAAATTTCCACCAGGATTTCAAATACTTTGCCATAATTGTAATATGGCTAAGGGTTTCTACGGACAATGTCCCCATAAAAAAGCGTAACTTCAATGTCAAATTTCAAAAATAAACAACAAAAGACCACCAAATCAGTCCACACAGGAATCTTCCATAACGGTTCATTCTTCCAGCTCCCAGACCTTCCAGTAAAACTGTTAAATGAAAACCGAGCTTGGATTGAAAAACTCGCCAGATGTCGTTTTGTCAAATATGAACCCAATCCTAGACATTCTCTCAAAAGACAAGCGAGCCTTTCCTCCATTGATAGACAAGGATAGCTTTGTTGATATTTACTCGGAAAGAGGCAAGAAAGTGATGAAACTCTGTATTCCGTACTGTCATAAACTCTTTGACGTATTCAACGAAGCAATTAGACTGGGGTTTATTCTTTATTACCCAGAGGGGGATAACATGGTGGTTCCTTATAAAGATAAGAAGGGATGCGGCGACTTTTTAATTATTAAAAATGAATAACTATGCCACCGACAACCGCAGGAGATTTGGGAGCATGAGTGGTTTCTACGAAGAAGTACTTTCTGAATGGACGCCTTACGAAAAAGAGGAGGACGAACTTAACAGGGAGGCACACTGTCTTTCGTCTTTAGCAAAGTTGTCGTGGGCAGACGAAAAGTTCAAAAAGTGGTTTCTCCAGACAACGAAGTATATCTGCCAGACCAAGTTTAATAAATACAAGGATTATGCCATTCAAAAGTCTTCGGCAGATGCGGTACCTCTTCAAAAACGAACCAGCGATAGCCAAACGGTGGGCGAAGAAGTACGGTGGGTTCAAGAAAAAGAAAGCTAAAAAGAAAAATAAATAAATTATAGGGAGGACACAATGAAAAAAATACACAAAGGAGATTTTGTATTATGGACGAGAAGTTTTTACCCGTCCCGAATGGACTGTAATGGTTCTAGGGTAATTATAAAAGTATTGAAAGTAAGAAAGTATGTTTTTCTGGGGGAACTTGTTACGGGGGAGTGTTACGGAATGGGGGCGGTAGATTTTAAGCGAGGGTTCAAAAAATCATTATTTTATAGAGGGTTTGTAAAAAAAGTAGTTAAAAGAATTTCTTTTGATTATAGACGTAAAAACCCAAAGTATCTTTACTTATTAAGCAAAAAACAAAAAAAACAGTTTGATAGATGGGACAAAATGGGGGAAGAAAACATAAGAAGATTTGGTAGTGAATTTGATAATTCTTATGTAAGGGAGTTTATAATTGATAATGCTTAATTGAGCCTCGCAGAAGAATTTACACCGAGAAACTGGCAGGCGCAAATAATCGGATTTCCCCTAGAAGGAATCCATGAAGACAAAACAAAATACAAAGTTGTAGTCGCCCATCGCAAAAGCGGGAAGACCGTGATGGCACTGATGTATCTGTTTATGCAGGCGTTTCGGTGCAAGGATGGGTTTGCGAAAGCAATGCCAACCGCACACCACCCCGAACAAGGGGGCGGGTCGGTTCGGATACCTCGATTTACTTATATCGCACCGACCTTTGAACAGGCAAGAGATATAGCCTGGGACTTGTTAAAATCAATAGTCCCCCCGCAGATGAATCTAAGGAAACCAAATGAAACCCGTTTGGAACTTAGGCTTACCAATGGGGTGATTATCAACTGCAAAGGCGCAGACCACGAAGACGCTCTCCGCGGCCCAGGGCTTTATTACGCACTCTTAGATGAGTACGGAATGATGAAGAAGCACGTCTGGGAAGCAGTTATTAGACCAGAACTTGCCTCTACTGGCGGTGGAGCAATGTTTATCGGAACGCCCTGCGGAAGAAATCATTTCTACGATTTATTCGCCAAGGGCAGGGACGGAGAGAGGGGTTGGAAGTCGTGGCTTCTTCCCGTAACCAGACCAACGCTCAATTTCACCGAAGGCGTTGAGCGAGGAACCCAGGTAGACAGATTCCTCAAACGACCCATACTCGACCCAGATTCTTTTGAAGATGCCAAGAACTCGACATCACAAAAGTTCTTTGGTCAGGAATACGAGTGTGATTTCATTGATTCAGCGGGAGTTGTTTTCGACAGGATTGACGAAAATGTCGTGGACGAGTTTCGTGAGTTTCCCGAAGTTGGTCATCGGTATCGGATAGGATTCGACCCCGCACTGCACGAAGACTGGGCAGTCATAACGGTTCTCGACTTAACTGATTGGAAAGTGAAATACATCTATCGGACAAACAAGATAGATGCTGAATTGCTGTATACGAAAGTAGAGAACGAGGTGAATCGGTGGACGACAAACGCTGGCAGACCCGAAGTGGTGATGGACACTACTGGAATGGGCGACCCGATGTACGACACCTTAGTGAAGAAAGCAATTTCAATATTTCCCGTTAAGTTCACCAACAAGTCAAAGTTTGAAATGGTGAAGAACCTGATGACGCTTTTCAATAAGGGGGAGATAAAAATCCCTCGTTGCGAGTGGCTGATAGATGAATTGAAATGTTACGGGTATGAACGGCTTCCATCGGGGCGGTACAGATATGGTGCGCCCACGGGCAAGCACGATGACGGCGTAACCTCCCTTATGTTGGTGTGCTGGCAACTTCCACCAAAGTCAGGAGTGATAAATCCAAATAGGAATTATCAGTATTCTAATAACTACAATAAATTTACCGGAATAGCAAAATAGATTATGGTTTATGGCGAGAAGGGGGACATTTTAACCGAGAAACAAAAACGCACAGAAGCGTTGGAGTTGGTTCTCCAAAGACTGGGTGTTTCTGAAACATTCAACAGACCCTATTTTAATATGTTTCAGGAATTTTATAAACTTTACCGTTCCTATTTGGAAGCGGGTTCTTTGCCGTGGCGGTCAAATCTTTTTATTCCAAAGACTTTTGAAATAGTAGAAACCGTTGCTCCTCGCGTGGCTATGGCGCAGAGAACTTTTAAAGCCCTTCCCGTAGAGGGAATGGACGTTAACAACGCAAGGGCGTATACGGACTTACTGAAATTGCAGTTTGAGAGAACTGATATGGAAGATATTATCGAAGAACTGGTAAAAGAATCTCTTATCTACGGAACTGCGGTATGTAAAGTTTCCTGGTTAGATAAACTTCCGAATCCAGAAGTAGTTGACATATTTGATTTCTTCCCAGACCCGAAAGCAAGGACTGACAAGGAAATGAAGTATGCCATTCACAGGTTAGAGAGGGACATCGAAGACCTCGAAAGTAATCAGAACTATAACAAGGAAGCCATCAAACGGCTGAAAGAATCTGGCGGCGCTAAAAACAATCAGGAACGTCAACAGAGAGAGGCAATTCTTGGAGTTACTTCTAATTCGGTAGATTCAACCAGAAAGAGATATGAGATTTTGGAATACTGGGGCAACTTCAACGGTGAAAATTATATTATCGTAGTCGCTGGACGGCAGGAAGTTTTGCGGTGCGACAAGAATCCTTATGAAAATTGGAATCCCTTTGTCGTTGTAAGAGATACAATCGTTCCCCACGAATTTTACGGGATAGGCGAAATTGAACCGATACAAAGTTTACAGAATGAATTGAATGATATTCGGAATCAGCGTTTGGATAACGTGAAGCTGAACGTGAACTCGATGTGGAAAATTGTTGCTGGTGGAGTGCAGTTTGAAGATGAATTGGTTTCTCGCCCAGGCGGTACAATCCACCTGACACGCCCAGACGGACTATTAGCCAATGATAGGCAGGTTGTTCCATCGGAAGCGTTTACTGAGGAAAGTATTATCAAGTCGGATATGGAACGGGCAGACGGGGCGAACAGTCCTTTGTCTGGTGCTTTGGTTTCTCCAATGGGTGGGAATACTGGCGGTGCGATTAACAGAACCGCAACGGCGTGGCAGGGTGCAATCAATCAGGCAGACAAGAGGTTCTCCGCAAAGGTGAATCAGTTGAAGCGTGGACTTATTAAGATTGGTCGGAAGTTCCTCGAACTCTCCCAGCAGTTTATGACGCAACCAATGGCTGTCAGAATACTTGGGAAAGACGGCGAGTTTCTGTTTGATTCACAAGGCAATCTTCCTTACGTGGAGCCAGAGGATATTAAAAATGAATTTGATTTAACGGTAGACATTGAGTACCTCGATGAGTTCCAGCAAATGCAACAGGATATTTCGCTCTTACAGACTATGGTAAATGTACCAGGATTCAACACAGCCAAACTAGCTGCTGACATAATTGAAAAGTCGGGGAAGAAAAACGTAGAAGATTATCTGCTACCTCCGACACCTCCGCAACCTGAACAGCCGAATGTGAATTATCAATTAAAGGGCGAGCTGATGCCCGATGCGGTAGCGCAGATTCTTGATAAGAAAGAAAATATCAAGACGCACCCGAAAGAAGTCGCCTCACAGATGAGGGCGATGTCTGCCGCAGATGCACAAAAAGCCGCCGAGATACAAGAATCATTAACCACACAACCTAATCAATAATTTGTGAGGAGGATGCTATGAAAAATTTAATAAAAATTTATAAGGCATTTGCTATTGCAGAATTGGTATCAGAGCATTATGAAAAATTTGGTAAATTACTAATACAATTTTATGCCAATAGATGGCAAGATTCAAAACTTGGTGCAGATGTTGAAATGAGAATTTTAATATATCTAAATCAAAAATTATCAGTTAATGAAATAAAAAGAGTATCTAAAAACAAATTTAATGAATGTGAAAAAACCGTAGAGATGATGAGGGAAAAAATCAAAAAAGAATCTACCGAAGATAAAACTATTATAGCTGTAGATAATGAATGTAGTGATTTGATTCGTCGTTGGTATTTTAGACAATGTTGTGGGCCGCTAGACGATATGACCCATTGTGATATTGTTCCTTTTTATACAATGCAAAAATTATACGAAGTAGTATTAAAAATAATAACCCAACCAAATGCCTAGGGGGATAAAAACAACAGAAATAGACAGGGCAAAAGAAATACTCCAAAAAGAAGTCAGTAGGATAGATGTATTCCAACGTCTTTATGCTAACCCAGACTTTGAGGTGTTTAGAGAAGAACTGATTGAAAAGAAAATTGATGTCCTAATGGATTTAATGGCTGACTGCGAAGATAAGGACTTGGCTCGGATACGGGGACAGATTGAGGCACTCAGGGGAATTATAAAAGTATTCGAGATGGTTATTAAAAGAAAAGAAGAGGTACGCAACAAATTAAGCGAGCTTAAATAGATTTTAGCACGGAGGAAAAGGAAACAGTATGGATAACGCAGAAAGCGTTGCTACAACCGTCCCGCAAGGACAAACGGATGCAACGACACAAGCGCCCAGCACGACAAGCGGTGAAACCCCGCAAAACAGTGCTGAAGGCGCTGACCAAACCCAGACCCCACAAGGTGAATCTGGAGAGGGTGAAGAGAAACTCTTAGCAGGTAAGTTCAAGAGTGTTGAAGACCTTGAACGCAGTTACCAGGAGTTGCAATCTCACAACACAAAAGTCGAAATGGAAAGAGCCGAATTGGAAAAGTTATTTGCACCACAGGCAAAACAAACACCAGAAGTTCAGCAACCAGAACAAGGCGAACAACCCCAGCCAGACACCGAAAGGATTAGTCAAGCTGTACGGGAAGCAATCACACAAATGATTTCGCCAGCCATTGCAAAATTGGAAGTTCAGGATATGCTCAACAAGTATGGTGATACGTTTCGGCAAGTGGCTCCGCAAGTAGCGAAAATCAAAACGGAAAAAAACATTTCGATGGAAGATGCCTTTAAGTTGGCAACCTATCCAACTATAGAGAGAACATCATACGTCCAGGGTGTTACAAAAGTAAATGCCGTCAACGAGCAGAAACAAAAAGCTGTCGTTGAATCTTCAAGGCCGTCTGGTTATCGCCCAGCCTCAATAGAGGAAGCGATAAAGTCCGAGAAAACATCGGTGAGTGAAATTGCCGATGCTCTTGGCCCAAAGTGGAGTGCATTTAAAGAAATTTCTGAAAAGAAAAAGAGAATGGGCAACCCTGGTTTTTAGAAAGCGGAGGAGTAGAAGGTTAATTCTATGGCGTTCTTCGGAACACCTTCTACTACAGCTGGTACAATTTTAGGTGGTGCAGTTCCACATTTCTTCAACAAAGTGATGTTGGAATGGATGCGACCGCAGTTCCGTTTTTATTCCTATGCCGTCAAGAAACCCTTAGGGAACAATGTCGGCAGGGATATGACGTTTAACAGGAAAGTTGCTCTCCGAACAGGCTATATCCTGTCCGAGGGTGTTCCTGTGTCTGCTGTCAAAACCCTTTCAACGATTCAGGTTTCGGCGTTGGTGTCGCAACTTGGTGATACTGTGGGTCTGTCCGATATTGCTAAATTAGCAACAGTCATGGATTCTGATGCGTATGCATTGGAAGTTATGGCTGACCAAGCGGCAGATTCAATCGAGCAGTACATCATGGAAGACATCGTGTCCGATACCGTGATAAATCATTATGTAAAGAGAAATTTGGCTGTCATTCAGGGTCAGGTTTCTAGCAAAGTGTCCGCTGGTTCTGCTGTCCGTCTGGCTATGTCAGACGTTCGGCTAGTAGCCACGAACCTTATGGCTAAGAACGTGAAACCCTATGATGGTCAGAACTACATCATGATTGCACATCCTTATCAGATTTCCGATTTAGCAGGTGATGCTACGTTTACAGGTTGGGTTTCGTTAGCAATTAGCGAAGTTATCAAGCGATTGGTAACTCTAAATTTCTCTAAAATCGGTGGAAACCTCTACGAGGCAATACCGAGTTAACCCGAATTGGGTAATGTAACGACTATGAACAATCTTGAATTGAAGTCGTGTCTTATTGGCACGCTATTAGGTGATGCGTATATAGAAAAAACATCATCTATATCAGCCCGAATGTCCTTTACGCATTGTATCAAACAGAAAGATTATTTACTTTGGAAAGTTGAATTATTAAAACAGCTTACTGGGGTAAATGTCTATGATATTGATAATAATGGCAATAAGGGAGTCAGGGCAGAAACAAAAAGTATTCCATATTTTTTGACACTAAGAAACCAACTATATTTTCAGGGAAGGAAAAGTATAACTTCTCACTTGATGAAAATACTTGATTGGCGAGGAATCGCCCTGTGGTTTCTTGATGATGGGTATCTTGATAGGAATAGAGCACACTTCTTTACACACGCTTTTACTGAAGCTGAAAATTATTTAATGAAGCACTATCTTGCAGAAATAAATAATATTCATACAAGCGTGGCAAAAAGAAGAAAATATTTCTATCTGACCACTTGTGCTGAAGATACGGCAAAGATAGTGGAATATGTAAAGAAGTTAAATATTCCTTCAATGGAATACAAGATTAGTTCGTACGAGAAACTCTCTCCTCCTCCATTTAAAAATCAAAAATGGCAATATGTCAAGGGACATAGTAACGAGGAAAGATGGTGATATAGTCTGAACTCTATGGCGACATAGAGAAATAACAGAAATGTTATTTGAAACACAATTGATACTCAGCCCGAACACATGCAGAACTTCGAACTCGGCAAAATCTGGAATGTAAGGGTTGTGCCTTCGACAAAAGTTCCGATTACCTGCGGCTCAGCGTATTCATCCTGTGCTATGTCATCTTCAATAGCCGAAGCCTCGGCTGTCAAGATTTATGGTGCGGTGATGTTTGGCGCTGATGCGTATGCGGTAACAGAACTAGGCGGTGGATTGCAGACCTATAAATCAGTGGGAGCAGACAAGTCTGACCCATTGAATCAAGTTGACGCTTATGGTTGGAAAATCAACATAGCGGCACAGGTCTTAAATCCGAGTGCGATTGAGGTTATCTGGACCACGCAAGATGAAATCATCAAGCAAGGGCCTGGAATAACTGGAACAATCGCCTCTGGGTTCTCGGCATTGGGCTTTAACTGCCTGTGTCCGAGTACCACTGCTGGTGCGTTCTACGGAAGTATCATACAGAGCTGGTAGTAGAGTGGACAGCGATTTTACTGCTGTGGACGAGGGCGGGAACAGTCTTGCCCTCTCCATAGAAATAAAGTTATCAAATGCGAGCACTTCTTACTGGTGGAGCTGGATTTATTGGCTCACACCTCGGACAATTTTTAGAAGGACGGGGATATGAGGTAATTTATCTTGATAATTTACGCTGGTCTACTCGTACTCCGCACAACTGTATCGTGGGTGATGTGCGAGATAAAGAATTAGTAAATTGGCTGGTATCGCAGTCTGATGAAATTTTCCACCTCGCCGCCCAAATTTCTGTGGACTACGGAAACGACCACCCAGACGAAACGGTAGACATTAACGTAAAGGGGACACTTAATTTATTGGAGGCGTGTAAGACGTTCGGAAAGAGAATGATTTATGCGAGTTCAAGTGAAGTCTACGGAACAGCGCAGACAGATAAAATCTCAGAAAAACATCCGACAGACGCACAGAGCATTTACGCCGCCTCAAAACTTGCAGGAGATAGACTGTGTAAATCTTACGCAGATACCTTTCAGGTGGATGTTCGCATACTTAGGAATTTCAACACATTTGGAACATACCAACGCTTTGATTCTTACGGAGGAGTTATCGCCATATTTACGGATAGAGCACTACATGGTAAAGCCCCAATTATATTCGGCGATGGAGAACAGGAAAGAGATTACATCTGGATTACGGATGCTGTTCGAGGATATGAGCTTATTGCCGAAAAAGGAATACCAGGACAGCCAATTAACATTGGTTCGGGTACCACTATCACAGTTAATGAAATCGCAAGGCTGGTACAAAAATTTACTGGATGCCCAGATGCAATCCATACGAAAGCGCGCCCAGGAGAAGTTAGACGGTTATGCGCCGACACCACTCTCGCCCAAAGTTTAGGGTTTCAACCAGTAACTAGATTCGAGGATAATCTAAAAACTTATATTGACTGGCGAAAACAAAATGAAATGTAAAAAATGTGGTAGCAAAAATATCTATTTTAGATACGACGACAAGGCAAATAGAAATAAAACAACTTGTAAAGATTGTGGGTATTATTGTAGGGAAACTTTACGGGGAGAATTGATATATGAATCCTTTCGCAATAAACAAACAATTTGAGGAAGAACTCTGTAAGTATACTGGTGCGAAGTTTGCCGTAACTACCAACTGTTGCACCAACGCAATCCTCTTGGTGTGCCAGTGGCTCAAAGTAAAAGAGGTTTCCATTCCACGATTTACTTATGTGTCTACTCCGTTATCAGTAATACAGGCTGGTGGCAAGGTTAAATTCGATGACAGGCAATGGCTGGGGGAGTATCAATTATTGCCTTATCCAATATGGGATTCGGCTCGTTTATTTACTTCGGGAATGTATGAGAAAGGACAGTACAAGTGTGTTTCGTTCCACTGGAAAAAAACTCTTGCGATTGGACAAGGCGGTGCGATTCTACACGATAACGAAGAAGCGGACAAGTGGTTCAGGAAAATGCGCTTCCACGGACGGACGGAAGGCGTTGCCCCGAAAGACGATGACGTAGACGTTCTGGGTTGGCACTGTTATATGCCACCGTCAGACGCGGCAGAGGGACTTATGCGACTTTCATTCTTACCAAAATATAATCAACCCTGTTCCAACGAGGGAACGGCAGATGTTAGTAAATACACAATCTTCAATGGATGAACTTAACCTACTTTCACCGGAAGAAAAGCTACTCACACCAGAAGAGATATATAAAAAATTAGACGAGATAGGACTTGATGCTTATAAAAAGGGTTGGGTTTTTGAAGACCACCCAGACGGAACTTGCACGCCAAGAGGATTACGCCCAAACGAGAAGATTAAAAAATATGAAAAAATGCTAAAGGAGGAAAAATAATATGGAGGACATAAAGTATCTTTATAAAAACTTCGGCAATAAATGGATATTCGCGTATTGCATATTAACACGAGATGGTTTGCGTGGGGACATCATAACGGTTGAGGCAGACGCTCGGTGGAGCGATGATGAAAAAATTAAATATGGGCTAGAAGTAATTAAATCCGAAGCCCTCGCTACCTATAAATTAGTGAATAAAGAAGGAGGACAAAATGAATAATCAAAAACGAATCTCGGTCATTTCTCCGTGTTTCAACGATGCAAATACTTTGCGTCTTCACTGCGATACCTGGCTTGACCAGGATTACGAAAATAAAGAACTCATCTTAATAGATGACGGTTCCAAAGATAATTCAAAAAGCATAATCGAAAAGTATGTTAAAAAATATCCTAAACTCATTAAGGGGATTTATTTCAAGACAAATCGAGGCGCTTGTGTCGCTCGTAACGAGGGCGCGAAAATAGCGACTGGGGACGTTTATTCGTTCCTCCCTGCTGACAGTTTCCTGTTCCCAGGACTTCTGACGGCTTGGATGGAAATGCTTGAAGAACACCCCGATTGCGGTTTCGTGTACGGTGGATATGCGTTCGTTGATAATAAAATAAACAAGCCAACGTGGATGGGTGGTCGTCAGGTAGATGACCCCTATATGGGTTTTCGGTTTGACGTAAGAGAACTCAAGACATCCAACTACATAGACGGTTCATTCCCTATAAGAAAAGAAGTCTATTGGGGTGCGGCGAAGAAGGTCGGATTAAAAGACGGTTTGTGGAACCCAGCAGTAAAGTCTTTACAGGACTGGGACTTCTGGCTTTCGGTTGTGGTGGACTACGGAGCTAAAGGATTCTATTCCCCCTCAAAGTTTTTTGAAACAACCCTACCTCATAAAGGGGGGCTGTCAGACGATTCTTCAACCAACTGGCTTGCGAGAACAAAGCAGATTCAGTCTTTGCATAATATACCGCACTGTCCTCTCTGCGTGTGTTCGCCAGCGGCAGAATGGCACGGCAGAAGTGTGGCGAAAGTCCTCGATGCTGATTTCAGGATTTACCCTCCATTAAAACCGCACGACTACAAGACAATTTACATGATTGGGTTCTTCACGTCCAATTTTATGTGGACACGCTCTCACTTTATGTCGCCCAATTATCTGCAACAGATGTTTATGCTACGGGCGCAGGGAAAATGGGATGGTGCAATGCCAATGTCGCAAGCGAAGAAAATAGTCCACTTCATAGGTTCAGATGTCTTACAGCTCAGAAAACTGACATTAGAACAACTAAGTGTCATCAGGAATTTCCTTGAAAGTTGTGAGGGAGTATTTTGCGAGATAGAAGCAATCCAAAAAGAACTGAGGAACTTCGGTATCAAGGCTGATGTCGTTCCCTTTCCTCCGAGGAAATGGTTTGACGTAGAACCTTTGCCGAAAAAGAAAGCAATCGCTATTTATCTGCCAGAGGGCGGAGAGGGATTCTATTTCAGGCATTTGTTTCTCGGACTGGAAAAAGAAAAGGGTTTGATTCACCTAATGCCCGATGTAGATTTTCACGTCTTCGGTAATTTCTATGAAACACAGCCCGCGAAGGCTAAGAACTTCAAGATTTGGGGCAAGGTAGATGGAGTAGGAGATGTCATAAAAGAAACGTCTGCAATAATCCGTATCGTTCCACACGATGGGCTTCCGATTTCAGTTGCCGAGTGGATTGGTGCTGGAAGAAACGCACTGACAACGATAAAGATGCCGTTTGCCGACCACTTCGACCTTATCGAGTACTCCAAAAAGGATATGGGCAAGGTAAATGTCGGGAAAATGATGAAAGAACTGAAAAAGAGGATTTACCAAGTCTTAGATAAACCATTGAATACCGAAGGTGCCAAGTATTACCGCAAATGGTTAGATGGTGAAAAGTTTAAAAAGACCATTGCCGAGTATTCCAAGTATGACGAAAAGCGGTACTGGGAAAAAAGAACCTCCTCTTGGAACGACCAGGCAGAAACCGACCACGTAGAAGTCAAGAAGCTGAAAAAGATTATAGCTAAACTAGAGTTTGATTCTGTCCTAGATGTCGGGTGCGGTAACGGAAGATTTGTGCCTTACTTCGAGGGAAAGAAATACTCTGGGTTTGATATTTCAGAAGGACTGGTAAAGATATGCCAGAAACGATACCCTGATAAAAAGTTTTTCACATCATCAGTAGAGGATTTATCAGAAAAGGGATTCGACCTGGTATTTGTGTACACCTGCCTACAGCACGTCAGACCAGAAAACATAGAAAAAGCAGTTGAAGCCTTGAAGCGTTCAGGAAAACAAATGCTCCTAATAGAACCTAAGGACTTCACTCCTCAGGGAGATTATTGCTACAACCACGAATACGATAAATTATTCAACGTCCAGAAGAAGTGGTCTTTGGGCGACAAGTGGTGCTATCTCATAAAACTATGATAGAAGGACTAAATTACGTAGTAGTGGGCGATGGCAAGGTGGGCGATGATTGTTCTATCGGACACAATGTTGTTGTTTGGTCGGGTGGAGTAGTGGGGAACAGATGCAATATCCAGAATAACACGGAGATATACTACGGCGTAACCATTGAAGATGATGTCTTCATCGGGCCGCACGTTTGTTTTACCAATGACTTAACCCCAAGAGCGTATGACCCTAAGCCACCGAGCCAGATGGTTAAGACCCTTGTTAAAAGGGGAGCCTCGATTGGGGCAAACACAACTATTGTTTGTGGTATTACTATTGGCGAATATGCTTGTGTGGGTGCTGGTAGTGTTGTTACTAAAGACGTTAAGCCGCATACTCTCGTTTTCGGCAATCCTGCCAAGTTTGTAAGAAAAGTTGGTAAAAACAACAAATGGAAGTAGGGAGAATTATGAAGTTACCAAAAAAAATTAGAGTAGACAACTATACTTATAAAGTTGTACCAATAAAAAATCAAAATATTATTAGCTCAAACAAACGACACAAACATCGCAAATTGATGGGAGAGGCAAATTTTCCAAAACAAAAAATAAGAATTTCCACCGCATGGAGTAGGGACGAAGTGGCCGAAACTTTATTACATGAAATTATCCATTGTTGTGCTGAGAGAGAGGGGTTACCCCATGATGAACACTATGTTGGTCGTATTAGTCGAAGATTATATCAGGTCTTGAAAGACAATCATTTAAAGTTTTGATATGGACAAGCCGTTAGTCAGTTTCATTGTTCCCTGTTTCAACAAGGCAGACACACTGTCGCAAAGCATACAGTCTATCCGCGACCAGACAATTTCAAATTGGGAAATTATATTAGTAGACGACAACTCCTCGGACTATTCCCAGCCGATAGCAAGTATGCTCAAGGAACCGAGGATGCAAAGGGTTTTTCTTCCTGTTAATAAGGGAGTGGTAAACGCCTATCGTGAGGGAGTTAAACGGGCACTGGCTGATTATGTAATTTTCCACGATGCCGATGACTGTTCCTTGCCCGATAGAGCCGAGAAGTGTTTGAAAGCGATTGGCGATGGGGACGTGCTGTACCATGGGATTTACCTTATCGCAAAACACCCCGACTATCCTTTAGTTGGACGAAGATACTGGAAAGCTAAGAAGTGGGTGCCAGAAAAGATTTATACCGAGCAGTACATACCAGGAATTATCTTTGCCAAGAAGTCAGTTTTACAGAAAGTCGTGTTCCCTAAAGAAGCCGAGGGTGCGTGGGACTGGATGCACCACATTTTACTCCACCAGATGGGAGCGAAGTATGTTCCGTTTGATGAAGGACTATATGAGTATTGGAGATTTGTGGGAAACTCTCTTTCACACGCAAACGAAATGGAAGGGAAGCGACAGGCTTCTATGAAATGGATTCAGGAGTATTTAGTGAAGAATAAACTCGTTCCTAAGGGGCATAAGTTCGGCAAGGGATTCAGAGGTTTTCTGGGAAATAAATTAGAGAAAACTAATAAGGGGGTGTGAAAATATTAAATCTAGGTTGTGGGTTTTGTAACCGAGAACCAGGTGAATTTGGGGTAGACAATGACCCTAAGTGCAAGCCTGACTTGCTTTGGGATTTGAATGAAACTCCGTGGCCGTTGCCTGGTAATTCTTTTGATGAAATCAGGGCAATACACTTGCTTGAACATATCCCCAATATAATCGGAGTGATGAATGAATCGTGGGAAGTCCTGAAGCGAGGGGGATTGTTCTTGATACGAGTGCCGTTATTCCCCACGCTTGGTGCGATAGCCGACCCAACGCACGTCAGATATTTTATACCGCAAACATTCGATTACTTTACGCGGAAGGGGAAGTTGACGGGGTTAAAACATATTTTCAAAATAGTCAACATTCGGGTAGCCCCGCTTACTCCCGATACGAATGAAATTCAATGCCAACTTCGGAAGTAACAATCGGACTTCTTTCTTGGAACAGACCCATTTTTCTAACACAGGCAATCAAGGCGCTGTATCGGTGGCCTGGCAGAAAGTTTGAACTGATAGTTTACAGTAATGCCTCGAATGAGGAGTGCTACAAGGTTGAGAAACGCCTTTCCGAGAAGTACGGGTTTACGTTGATTCGGGGAGAGAAAAATATAGGCTTCCAGGCAATCCCAGTAATTTTACAGCGGGCGACTGGAAAGTATTATGTCTGGTACGAAGATGATTTTTTGTGGGTTGAGAAAAACTGGCTCGATAAACTGGTCAAGGCTTTTGAAAACAAACCCGCTATGCGACCCCCCTGGCACTCTGAGTGGGGGATAATCGCCTGTACATCTCTGATTGACCGCCTGACGTCTGGTGCGATGTGGTTATCGCATTTCGATAATGCCAAGTCCCTGACGCTGAACGGAATTTCTTACTTAGCCAGTGAAACAGCGTGCGGTTCTCCGTTTATGTTCGATAGAAAGCTGGTGATGTCATTTGACGAGTTGCGGGCAAAAACTTTGAAGAAAGTCCCCAAGAAGTCAATCAACTTCCTGACCAAATATAGTAATTCTGATATCCCAGTGTTCGGAACATTTGACACGATTGTCAATTCTGCTTTTACAATGCGTCAGTACCCAGTCGCCCACGTCAATATAAAGTGTTACCACGCCAACGGGCCATTCTACAATTCCCTCTATGAAGAATCAACAAGGGAAAAACAAGACGGTGATTTCTGGTTTGACGCGGCGGTTTATTTCAAACACGGGAAGCACGATGGGTACATCTTCAACTTTGAGGGTATGGGCTGGGTGTTGGAACTTTTGAAACAGGGAAAATTTAATCAATACATAGACAAACTAATGGGAGGAACAAAATGAAAATATTAAATAAACATTATTTGCACAGCATTTTTTGGAGAAGTTGGCACGATAAATTATACCACCATACTTGGTGGTTAAAATGGAATCAATTTAAATATAATATTTTATTTTGGTTATATATCAAGCTAGACACAAGAATGAGAGCGCGCTATGGGCTAATTTCATTTAATGAAAAATATAAAGAAAATAAAGATTCTTTTTGGGGAGGAAAAATATGAAAATTCTCAGTGTCATAGGATGCAGACCGCAGGTTTTTAAACTCGACCCTAATCTATCTGATGTTGTCGTCAATAGCGGGCAACATTTTGACGAGGATATGATGGACGACCATTTGAAGGAAATGAAAATCAAGCCGAAGTATAATCTCGGCTGTACCTCAAATGAAATTGGAAAGATGATAGACAAGATTCGGGCAGTTCTGCAAAAAGAAAAGCCTGACGTGGTGCTAGTCTATGGCGATACTTATTCAACGCTCGCCGGAGCGATTGCCGCTTCAATAGAAAACATATCAATAGGACACGTTGAGGCGGGGCTTCGCTCGCACGACAAATCAATGCCCGAAGAAACCAATAGGATAGTTGCGGACATTCTTGCTAAGTGGAAGTTCGCCCCTACGCATAACGCGATGCGTAACCTGATGGAAGAGGGGTTGGGGGCTAGTTCATACCACATTTCAGACCCACTGTTCTGGTCATTTAATTATTTCGTTCCCCTTAAAAAGGCGAAAGACTTTGGAACATATATTTTTGCAACCATTCACAGGCAAGAAAACCTCGTACCAGGAAACCTGAGAGAAATAATGGACGGATTCGGCAAGATTCCTCAGAAGATTTATTTTCCTGTTCATCCCCATACGGCACGAATACTGAAAAAGAATGGCATTAAAATTCCAAAGAATGTTGAAGTAGTTAAACCGCAATCACGAAAGAGAACTCTTGAGCGGATATACAATTCAAAACTGGTCATCACGGATTCGGGTGGCGTTCAAAGGGAGGCATACTGGATGTTACGGCACTCTCTGGTTATTAGACCCGTATCAGAGTGGGTAGAGATAGTAGAACGTGGGTGGGCAACTCTCTTGCCAGCAAACGCCCAAAGGATTGCGGAAGCAGTCAAAGAATATAAACACGGGGAAATGCCCGAACTACCCAGGGGCAACCCGTATAAGAAAATAAAAGAAACTTTGGAGGTATGACAAAACTAAGAATACTCTGGTATCTAACAAGCCAGGACGCGGTGGGTTATTATAGAATGTCCGAACCTCATCGAATGGTCAAGAAACTGAAACTCGCCGATGGCTTCATCAATCCTTTCTTTCCAGACAATTCTCCCCTAAAAGACAAAAAGGCAGAAAAGGAAAGAATGAGATGGTACCAATTTGAACCAGACAAAAATAAAGACCCCATCGTTACGAACCTACTGGCTCACGTTCTGGGTGATGAGAAGAATTCCAACTTTGATGCAATGATTTTCCAACGAGCAGACACGATGGCGATGTTTTCCCTGGCGATGATGATACGCAAGATTTATAACATTCCGGTCATACAGGAAGTGGACGATTATGTATTTGCTGTTCCTGGTTCCAATCCTGCAATCAGAGATTACTATGACAAACCGACAGAACAAAAGTCAGACAAAGAGGAACCGCTAATGACGGCAAGAATGTCGCTCGGGACTTTTGACGGATATATCGTGTCAACTCCCTGGCTCAAAGAATTTTACCAAAACTATTCACCGACCTTTATTTGCCCGAACTCCATTGATTTATCAAGGAGAATACAGAAACCCAAGAAACAGCACGATGATTTCAGGATAATGTTTTCTTCTTCTTCTACGCATACTGTTGGATTGAAGTTCCTCGTACCTATTGTGGAGAAGTTTTTGAAAAAATATCCCGATGCAACTTTTTATCAGTTCAGGAACCTGCCTCATTTCATAGACAGCAAGCAAGTGAAGTATATGGACTGGGTATTGCCAGACAAATACTGGTCGTATATCAATTCACTTTCTCCCGATGTATGCCTTGCGCCGTTGGCAGACGTTCTCTTTAACAGGGCAAAGTCAAATCTTCGTCTACTGGAATACTGGACTTCTGGCAAAAACGCAGTCATAGCCTCGCCGATTGAACATTACAGGAATACTATTGTTGACGGAAAGAACGGACTGCTGGCGAAAGACCCCGATGAATGGTTCGAGAAACTGGAATACCTCTATAAGAATCGCAAAGCTGGGGAACAGTTGGGCAATGAGGGATATAAAACAGTTCAGAAAGACTACAACCTAGAAAAGAACGCACACCTTTGGACGGACGCAGTTTCGGATATTATCAAGAACTACAATCCTGATAGAGAACCCCCAGAGCAGTACCAGTCGCCAATGCAACAAAGCATCCAACGGTTCTAGGGTAAATAAATATTCTGTATTGAGTACACAGGCGCATAATCCTCCTGCGTCAGTGTACTCTATTTAGCGTATTTATTTATGATTATCTATCGCTCCGAGGGGGACGACAGTAAAACAATAGACGACCTCATTGAAGCCGTCAATTCTTTGGATTCAACAAATATCTATGAAGTGGGTGGTTTTAACGTTACCGTAGCTGACACTGGCGAACAAACCCTGGCGACAGAAGACGATTCCATTGTCCTTGATTCTGCTAATGCGAAGATTTACATAAGGGATATTACCACTGGTACGGGTGCTTTTGGAGAGAAGGGCATCCAGCTTGATTACAACGCCGGAACCGTGAGGGCATATATTGGTGATGGAGCAAACCAGTATGTTCAGTATGACGGCACAAACCTATCGTGGAAAGGAACGAACACCTCTTTAACTGCCGCAGGTGTATTCACTGCTACCGACGCTATTCTAACGGGTTCAATAACCGCTACCTCTGGCACCATTGGCTCATTTACCATAGGGACTTATTTATATACAGGAGCCAAAACAGCGTGGAATGACGCTAATGCTGGCGTTCATCTTGGTAGCGATGGTATTGGAATAGGAAACAACGTATTCACCGTTGATGGGGCAACGGGTGCGTTGGTTGCGACCTCAGCGACTATCACAGGAAGCGTTACTGCTACTTCTGGTCGGATAGCTAATTGGTACATTAACACAAACACGATTTCATCTGGTGCGGTAGAGGCGACTTCAAATGTACTTATAGATTCAGCCAATTCGCTCATACGACTTGGGCCATCAGCCACAGATTATCTTTCCCTAGATGGTGCAAACAAAAGAATACGAAGTTCTAATTATGCGTCAGGCCCACAAGGTGAGGGCTTTACTTTAGAGCCAGAATTATTGGAAGTCGGGAATATCCGTGCTAGGGGTAAAATCTCAACCTCTGTATTTGAAAAAGACGCCATTTCCTCTGTCGGTGGAAGTGTTATCGTAGCTAACGCTGATATTTTAGACGCAGATATGACCTCTGCGGATAACAGTACGGTTACGATAGTCGGCGATGCCACTTTTCTTTTAAATGATATTTTGGTTATCAATGATGGAGATGACCTAGAGTATATGCGAGTTACCGATGCTACTGGCGCACCTCTGTATGTAGTTACGAGAGATTTGGCTGGAACGTATGGGGCCAACTCTAACCCAGCGTGGAAAAAGGGAACCTGCATAACTGTCTTCGGAAATTCTAACGGAACAGATACTTTTTCTGGCGGTTGGCTGTATATGAACGGTGGTGGCACTGACGCACCCTATTATGCAGTAGTCAGACGAACAGGTGTTGCTTCAGTTGAGTTTACCCAGTATGCACGGTTCGGAAACTTAGCTGGGCTTCTGACTATTTATCCCACGGGAACTCCTGTCTATGGTTTTGCCGTAGGTGATGATGACGATTACATAGCTATCGACCCCACAAATAACCTACGCATAAACACCTCTACCGCAAACGCTATTACTATCAATCAGGGGGGGAATATAGCTTTAAATTATGGTGGTAGTATAACTTTTTCATCAATACCCAATCCAACCGCCTGTACCGCCGACCTTGCTGGTGCCGATGGCAATGTAGATATTGGTGCTCATTCCTATAAAATTACTTATGTTAATGCTTATGGCGAAACAGATTTTGGTACCGCCTCTAATGTAGTTACAACGGTTGCTGGAAACAAAAAAGTCAACCTGACCAACATACCAGTTTCTACGGTAGGTGCCGTAACAACCAAGTATATTTATCGTACAAAGGCTGGCGGTAGTTTATATTATTATCTTGATTCTATTGCCGCAGGAGATACGACATATTTAGATGACATAGCTGATGCTGGATTAACGGGTGGGTGGAACGACAGAGAAAACACCACTGCTGGTAGAATAGTTTATGATACAAAAGATTCTGGATTTGCTGGAATTTACAATACTTATTGGGGTCAAAATTCATTACATGACCTAACCTTCGGAGATGATAATGTTGCTATCGGCAGTGCGGCTTTGTATCACAATACCTATGGTTCGGGCAATACGGCAATCGGTATGCAAGCGCTACATACAAATACTATTGGTTGTTCCCAGGTTGCTGTTGGTGGTTATGCGCTGGCCAATTCTAATCCAGTGGGAGCGGGAACTGGTGGAAACATTGCCGTTGGTTATTCTGCGCTTAATTTAACAACAACTGGAATGGCAAATATTGCCATTGGTTATGAAGCAGGAGTTAGTAATTTAGTTGGAGATAGCAATATCTATATTGGTTATAATGCTGGGCACGATTCGGTTGGTTCTGATAACATATTTATTGGTGATAGTGCGGGCTATAACGAAGTTGGTTCTAATAAACTCTATATAGAAAACTCCGATTCTACCACTCCTCTTATCTATGGAGAGTTTGACAATAATTTGGTTTATATTCACGGCGACCTCTATGTGAGGAACGGGGAAACTTTAATTATCAATTCTGCTGGCAACGACAAAAACCTTACTATCTATCACGATGACACCAATGCCCTCTACAACGCCTCATCTGGCGACCACCTTTTTAATGGACACTTACAAGTAAGGGACGGATTTAGTTTTTATGCGATGAGTGCGGGGAATGATAAGTATGTGGATATTCGGCACGATGATACTGACGGACACATTGTAACATCATCGGGCGACTTGCACCTAGAACCTGCGGGTGGAGAAGTCATTGCAACTAATGGTGCAAAATTTCAGGCAAATTCGGCAGGGGACGATAAGAATATACAGGTTTACCATAATGACACAGACGGTCACATAACAACCTCGTCTGGAGATTTGCATTTGGAACCCGCTGGTGGATATGTAAAGGTTCCCTTCGTTGGATTTCGGGCAAGACTTACAACGGAACAATCAAATATAACAGATAGCACCTATACTATTACTGCCTGTAATACTGAGGATTTTGATTCGGGGGGAAATTATAACAACGGAACATATACCTTTACCGCGCCCGTTGCGGGGTATTACTTTTTTAAGGGAATGGTTCGATGGAAAACGTCAACTATTGGACTCGATAAATACGTTGAAACTCGAATTTTAGCGGCGGGTAGTTCCTCGCAGTCTGTCGGACGCACTTCCCAAACAAAATCTACCTCAGGATATGCAATTATGAATGAGTGTTGCGGCACGGTTCTTTTGGCGGCGGCAGATACAGTAGTTCTACACGCATATCATATCAACGGCGACAACACACCCGATATTGACGGTGGAACATTTGAGGGATATTTGATAACTAGAACATAATATGAAAAAAGAAAATGATTTTGATAGAACCGATAATATTGAATAAATAATATGACACTCGCAGAAATAATCCTATCTATCCAGACCCGTTCGGGGGATTCCAATATAACAGAAGCCACCATTACGGGGTGGGTCAATACTGCTTTGAGGCTTATCGCCAACAGGGACGATTGGTCGTGGCTGATGAAGGTGGACGAGGATGACGTTACCGTTGCAAACCAACAGGAATACGCCCTACCAACCGACCTCAAAAAAATGTACTCACTGAGGGTTGGCGATACTACCTCAACCGAAACAACTGCTACCCAGTATTCGTTTCTTGGATATGGTGAAAAGAACATGGCTATCAACAATGACGTTGACCACTGTTATTACATCAATCCAGCCAGTAGTAAATATGGTCTGATACCAACTCCCGCCGCCGCCAATTACAAAGTCTTCCAGAAATACTTTGGCTATCCGACTACGGTATCGTGTGTTTCTGCTACTCCCGATATGCCGACCCAGTATCATGATATGTTGGTAGACTTTGGGCTTGCCAGATACTTTGAACAGGAAGATGAGATGGACAAAACTGTCCTGTACGAAACAAAACTGGAAAATGCAATCGAGAAAATGAAAACTGACTTTCCCGCAACGGGGTATCTGGGGCGTATGCGTGATATTCGTGAACTGGCGGCAGATAATAATTATCAACAGTATAACATTGTCGGCTTAGGACGCTAATATGTACCCACTCCCACAACTCAAAAAGAGGATATGGCCGTATCTTAATATGTCCAACTTTTATGGTGGACTGAATAAAAGAAACGCACCATCGGAAATAGCAGACAACGAAGCACAAGACTTGCTGAACATTGACCTAACTGACGGTGGGGGATTTGCGAAGCGTGCGGGAACGAATATAGTCGGTGATGATGTCGGGAACACCGCAACCCTGGGCGTTCACTCAATGTACTATGGGCTTTCGAGCGCCAAAATGCTGATGGCAAATCAGGCGGCTACTACTTCGGGCTTGTTTTATAGAACGACTACAACGTGGACTGAAGCCGTATTGAATGGTGCTGCCGCAAAACTTGCCAACGCCACAACTTGTTTTGAAACCTTTTTAATTACAGCAACGGGTAGGGAGGTTGCATTTATTGCTGATGGGACAAATTTCCAATACTTTAATCCATTAGATAATAAAATATACGTTCCAGCAGGAGTGCCAGCGACTATCGGGTCAATGCTGAAAGTGTACAAAAATAGATTATATTCTAGGGGCAACGGAACCCTGCAATCAGAACGAATATACTTTTCTTCTCTGGGAACGGGAGAATCGTGGCCAGCGGCAAATTATTTAAATGTACCCTCACAGTCAACGGCACAGGTTGGCGGCACGGGCGACTTCATAACTGCTCTCGCCGTTCTACAGGATAGGTTGATTATATTCAAGAATCGTTCTATTTGGAGCTGGGATACGGTTAGATTGCGGAAAATATCGGACTTTCACGGAGCCGTAGCGCAGAACGCAGTATATGCAACTGATAATTATTGCTATTTCGCAGATAACGATGGAGTATATCGTTTAAGTGGAACGACTGTACTGAAAATTTCTAAAAAGATACAGCCTATCTGGGATTTAATTCCAGCGGCGATTATCAGAAAAGTTACCATTGGATATTTTAAAGGAAAACTCTATGTAGCAACGGGAACTACTGGGGCGACTTACAACAATATTATTCTCGTCAATTATACTACGCTTCCGCAGGACAGCGAGGGGCAACAGCCGTGGAGTTACTGGAAGGGGACTACCGCAAATCCATTAGCGGCACAGTGCTTTACTGTCTATGAAGCCTCAACGACCACTCTGCCTATTCTTGCGTATGGGTGTGCTAACGCCCAGTCTGCGTGTGTCCAGTTGGAAACGGGTAACGCTGATTATGAATTTGCTGGTTCAGCGCAGAACGAAAGTATAGACGGTTACTATAAGACAAAAGACTTCACTCTGCCAGCACGGTTTAAGAAACTCTTTTTGGCGATGAAAAAGAGGGCTTCTTCATACAACCTGAACGTCAGCGCAGTGATTGATTTTCAGACTACTCGTCACCTTACCTACGATATGTACGCCGCCGCAGGGGACGCACTTACAAAAGGTTCAAAGATTTCATATAACGGTAAATACATTAACTATAAATTCGCAACGTCCGCTTCGTCAGCGCAACCCTTTATGGTGTATGACGCAAAGCAGGAGTACAAGCCGCTAAGGCTCAAATAAGAATATGGCAAACAACAACGTACAACTCCCCCGAAACGAAACCTCTCGCAAGATTATAGAGTCCTACTACATGTCCTACTTTGGGCGTACCCCAAGTAGAGCAGAATATTATAATTGGTACGGCAAGGGAAGCAGAGAACTTGAGAGGGCTTTAATCAACAACGACCAGAATGTTTATGGTAAGGGGGTTGGCTCTATTGGCACGGATATAGATTCTACGTCTGGCAAGGTAACGACTACGTTTCACAAAGACCCTATTGTTACAAAACCAGTTTCGATGCCATCGGACAGTGCTACACATTCTTCAACATCGCGTTCACCGTTGAGCGATACGCCAACCCCAGTAGCGTCCCCAGTTCCGACTCCACTAGATTATAATGATTGGCTTCATAGTCCGTTTGGTCAAAGTTATAATACTCAGGTTTCCAAGAAGTATCTCAATAATTTATACGACCCAATATATAATAAACGAAAAGAAGCAGAAGAATTTGCTGGACAAACAGCAGATACTACCCTGGCAACAAATGTTACTAATGAAACTCGTTATCAGGGTGAGGATGCCGCCGAGCGTGGAATTTTTGGTTCCGGTGTATATCAACAAGAACTCGGTAGGGCGCTTACCAATTTAAAGACTACCCACGAAAATGAATGGGGTACGGGAGAGTACACTCCGTATTCAATGCGTCTTGCCGAAATAGAAAATCAACGGAAAGAAGCAAAGAGAGATGAACTTGGCAGGCAAACAGGGCTAGCACAAAATGCTTGGAATGTTTATAGAACAGAATTTAATAGTCAGAATAAATAATATGGCAAACCAATTCGCAACAGTATTTAATCCACAAACGGGGGAACGTAAAAAGGTTACTGTCGGCGACCCCAATGCTTTTGCGGGTGGTTTTGAGTTAGAAACACAAGCACCGCAAGCCCAACAGCAAGCCCCCCAACAGGGCCAAGAGGGAATTTCCTATACCGAAATTCTTAATAATACCTTTGATAACCCCGATTGGGATTTTGCACAACAGCAAGTCAATCAAGCGCAAGAAAATGTATCGAGTGATATTTATTCTAATATCGCCACAAAGGATAAGTATTTACAATCCTTACAAAAAGAACGGTCTGGTTTGGTTTCGGACATTACTGCTGGTGCGGCTGGAATCAGAGCAGATTTTGAAAAAGAGTATTCAGATATTTTTGACCCCATACAACGAGAGGCGATGATTTCACAAGCTATGGGAAACATTATGGGCCAATACTCCCAAGTACAGTCTGAAATTGAAAACCGTGGTGGCACACTAGAACAACAGGCGAATAATATGTTGAAGTTCTATGAAAAGCAACTCTCTACCGCTAAGGATGAAAAGGATGATATGCGGACTTTGTTATTGAACATAGCCAATAAGAACTACGATGCGGCGCAAGATGTTATTGACCGCCAAAGAGATTTAAAAGATTCTATTACACTTAAACAAACGCCAACCTATGGTGATACGCATCCCAGTCCCGATGCCCCCACACCAGTTAGCACAACTGAATTGGCCGTCTATGATAAAAATGGAACGCAAGTAGCCATTAGAGTTAGAAATCCAAAAACTAATGAGATTGTATTTACTGATTTATTTGGTAACGCCCTTGCCCCAGAAACAGACACAACTGGATGGAGATTGGGTGGTACAAGTATGCAACCAATAACTGACGAAAGTCTGGCAGATATTGCCAACAAATATGGATTCCTTGTGGGTGCACAACCAATAGAATAACCCTAATGATAAACCAAACAATTCCATCGTGGTTTAAGGGTGGAAGTAACCTGAGGGCTTTTCGCCCCCAGCCGACCCCTACCACGCCAGCACAGACACCACAAAGCAATCAAGCAGAAGCAACCATTAAAAGGCCAACTACTTCTTTTTTGGGTACCGTAAAGGCCTTTCCTGGTTCTTTCAGGGAAACTTGGAAAAATATTATCCCCAAAGTTGGTAATTTCATGGGGGTTGCCCCACTGGGAACTGCTTTAGGAGAAACTGCCGCACTACTTAGTGGTGATGTTAGAAAACAAAAAGAATCGGAACAAAACCTTGTTTCTATAACGGAGAAACTTTTTGAACGGGCTAATCAGTTGCCACCTGGCGACCCGAAGCGTGCGTGGTATTTGAAAACGGCACAAGAAAATTATGCTCAACTAGGAAAAGAAAACAAGGCATATATTGATAGACTCCCCACGACAAAACAGATTGTCGGCGCTTCCGTCAATACTGCACTTTGGATTACAGCATTAGGTAGGGCACCGAAAATTCCTGGTATGCCGAATCTTGGCGCTGTTACGGCTGGTAAAACAGTTGGTCAACGGTTTATAAATGCAGGAGTTAAGTATGGAACCCAAGCATTAAAAGATACCTCCATTGGAGCCGTATGGCTTACGGGTGGCAAGGTTGCGGCCGGAGAAAAAGTTGACTGGCAAAAAACCGCTGGTGAATCATTGTTATTGGGTGCCGCACCACTTGCGGCTGGGGTGGTTGCCACTGGACTTGCAAAGGGAATTGGTGCCGTGGCTAAACCAATAGGGAGGGCAATTTCTGGTGGTGTTAGAAAAATTGAATCGGCGGCTGCTGGTAAAACAGTAGAAGAACTAATGACGAAATCAAAAGATGCCAATGAGTTAATGCTTTCAACGATAGGTGATACAACTACAAAACAACGCCTCGCACAAGGTGCGATGACAGTTATAAATGGTATTAAGTCTATCCCACAAAAATTTGTAGACAGGTTCTCCCCCCTGTGGAAAGTTGATAAAGAAACCTATATTAGTTTTCGGCTAGCACAACCTGCGGCAGACGGAATAGCTGAGGGAAGGTTGGCTAAGCTTTTTGGTAAAAATGGAACCCTCGAACCGTTTGTAGATGTTCAACGACAAACGATAGCTCGACTAAGAGCGTTGGATATGTTAGATAGGTCAAGTGTTGGGCTAGAAACGACTGGTCATTTACAATCAGCAGATATTCTTAAAATTATACAAGGTCAGATTAGTAAGAATGGTAAAAGTGAAGGAAAAGTATTAGAGGCGATTGCGGAATATAATAAATTTACTGATGATAACCTTAAATTACTTTTAACCTCTGGTAGAATTAATGCAAGGGGATATGCGGCAATAAAAGCCAAGCACCCAAACTATATACCAAATAATGTATTACACGATTTTGAGATAGATGGTTTTGGTGGTACAGGCTCAATGAACGTAGGAACAACTCCATTAAAGGGAGCTAAGACTGGCTCACTCAAAACTATAGAAGACCCAGATGTTGCTCTAATCCGCCAGACACAGGCAATTCATAAATTCGACGAAAACAATCGTGCTATTGGTTCTTTGGTTAAAAATTTTGAGGGTGGGGCAAAAATTGAGGGGATGAGACCAGTTAGGACTGCCGCACAAGTTGAAGAACAACAAAAATTATTTCAAGAACTATCTGCACAAAAATCCCAACGAGAAGTCTTCTTAAAAGAATCTCGTGGATTAAAGGGAGAAATTAAAACTGCAAATAAACAATCTTCGCAGATTATTCATCAAATGGATAAAATTCAAGGTGAAGTTGACACCCTTATTGAAGAAGCCAGAGTTCGGGCATCTGATTTAGAAAATCCAAGAACAATAAATAGTTTATTAAGACGTGCTTCACAAAATGAAACAAGGAGTATTGCGTGGGAATCTAAACTTGCCTCTAAAGTAGAGAATCAAACGACTGCGGAATCAGCCCTAAAAGAAGTTAACGATTTAATAAAAGAAAAGAATCAAATTCGTCAAGAATTATGGCAAGAATTAAGAGCAACAAAATTACAATCAAAACAGACAACGGAACAAACCATTAATTACTGGCGTAATGGCACGAAAGAAATATGGGTAGTCCCCAATGATATTGCTATTGCAGTAAAAAATCTTGATGCTCAAACTACTAATTGGGTAATGAAAGTAGCGACCTATCCAGCAAAAGTATTGAAGAACTTTGCAACTCGATTCAACGTAACTTTTTCAATGACTAACCTCCCCCGTGATAGACAAACTGCCTATATGACGGCGAGGGCGATGACTGAATCACTGGGAAAAAATACCAGTGCTAATGCCGACCTATTGAGATTATCAAAAAAAGAATTTGATGCACTATACAAAAATCTTGGTGGATATGGTGGTTCTATTTTTAGAGAAGGTAAACCAGTAGATATATTAAAGGAATTTCGCCGAAAGGGGTGGAGACAATTTTCGGACAAAGTAAATCCATTTGAAATTGTAAACACTCTTAATGAGAGTATAGAAGATTCTACCCGTAAGATGGTATTTAGAGTGGGACTAGAGGGGGGGTTGTCCCCAAAAAATGCTATCTTTGTGTCCCGTGAAGCAACGGTAGATTTTGCTAAGATGGGGACTTGGATGAAAAACCTCAACCAGGCGATTCCTTTTCTAAATGCTAGGGTACAGGGTGGATTAAATATGTTTCGTGCGATGAAGATGTCGCCAGAGATATTTGCTCGCACCGCAACACTATCTGCCGTATACCCTCAACTTGCTATCTATCAGTGGAATCGGCAATTTGAATCTTCAAATCAAATCTCAACCTATATTTGGGAAAACTATTGGCCCATTATAGTGGGGGAGAAATACGTAACCGACCCGACAACGGGATTGTCTGCCAAAACCCCGATTGTCGTTACTATCCGTAAGGGTGAAATACAACAAGCAATTTCAAATCCTATTTATTATTTTATGGCAAAAAATGATGGAAACGATTTTCGTTCTGTTTCACAAATGCTCGTAGATAATATAGGGAACATATCTCCTTTGTCGGTATCGTCTTTTGGGAACACAAATCCGTGGTTACAACTAATTTCTAATTTTGGGCCACTAGGAACAGTACCAATGGGTATGGCCACAAACATAAACTCTTTTACGGGGAGCAAGATAGTACCCGAAGAAAAGACGGGTGCCTCGCCAGCACTACAATTCACCAAATATGATTCCGAATTGGTTAAAAAGGTTGGTGCGGGGTTGAATATCTCCCCCGCTAAAATAGACTTTGCACTCAATTCTTTTGGCGGGGGTGTGCAAGACATTGTATCTGTTTTATCAATGGCATATTCATTAAGCCAGGGACAGGGAATTGGTACAAATATTCCCGATGAAAGTGCTATCGGGCAAGCAACAAAACTTCCCATAACTCGTACCTTAATTCGTGAACCACTACAATCTCAGGGGCCACAATATAAACAACAACAAGTCGAAAAACAAGAAGTTAATCAACAAACGATTGATAGGGGATTATTACTCAGGGAAGTTGCCCTGGAAATTGACCATAATTTAATGGGAATGAAAACAAACGAGGCGCGGTTGGAGTATCTCAATAGTATTAAGGCAACCCTTACCCCAGAAATTAAAAGTAAACTTCAAACAATCCAACAAGCAAGAGTTGCGTATGACACCCTAAAAACCTCCGATTCGGTTGAAACGAGGGCAAGGTTTATTGACCTTCAAATAAAACAAATGAAAGCTGGGGGCGCTTCCGCGCAAGACCTTTTAGAATATCTTGCAAATCTCAAAATTAGAAAATTGCTGACCGCTGACGTAATAAAAATATTGTCTATTCTATCACGTTAGTAGAATTACGTTTTGAAAAATAATAAATTCCCGCGATTACATATCCAATCAAAAATAACCAAAACCAAAACCTTGCCATGATAAATAGGGCGGTCAATGATGCACCAGTTATAAACATTACAATAGTATAGGCTAATACTTCTTCTTCTTTAATTTTCATATCATTTATCCTTTCTACCAATCTTTATAATCTACCATCATTAACGCTTTAGTTTCAATTTGTCGGACACGTTCACGGGTAACGCCAAATTCCCCGCCAACTTCTTCTCTTGTGCGTGAAACTCCATCAATTAATCCGAATCTCATTTCCAATATTTTTTGATATCGGGGTTCTAATTTAATGATTTTATCTTTATTGTTAATTAAATAATTTTTTGCCGTAATAAATTTTGTGTGAAACTGACTATGTCTTCTCCTTCCCCATATAATAAATTCAGAATCCAAATAGTGCATTATATTATTCATTAGATTCTTATGCGACCATCCATATAGTTTATTATCCTTTATTTCTGAATTTATTAATTCTTGTAATTTAGACCTAATCTCACTTGAGTATTTCATACTCCTTCTCCTTTCAACCTAATCCCTATCATATCTAATAATTCTTGTCAAGTACATGGAAGAACAAAACGGTGATAAAATAAAAATCCACGAACGATTAGCGACCCTTGAACAATGTTATAAACACATAGATGAGGACTTAGTGTACATCAAACGGCAAGTAGATAATCACCTCCCCACGGCAATTTCCAAGCTCGAAAAGAGGGTAGAGAATTATATCTCTAGGGGAAAGAACCAGTTTATCGCCACGCTCATTACATTGCTTATCCTGCTCATAGGAGTAGTTATAGATATATTACAAAAACAATAAGAGGAAGTCTAATTATTTAGATTCTGCTTATTAAAATATCGGTCTGTACCCTTCTGGCGCTAGGGATTCTCGTACTACCAGTTCATGCACAAGAGGCTACTGCAATTCATACCGCGTGGGATGCGGGATATGTAAAAGCTCAGACAATTTTGCCAGAAAAAACAGTCAGATATGACGCAATTAGAGGACAATCATGCGTTACTTTCGTAAAGCTGACATTAGGAATCACAACGCCTTGGCATACACCACGGTATGTTTGGTTGCATAAGAGTGAATTGGGGTTGAGAGAAGTGCCACCCGAAGTCGGGGCGATAGTCATTACCTCAGAAGGGTGGGTGTGGCACATGGGACTTATTAAGGAAATCCACGAAGATACCTTTACACTTGTGGAATCCAATTACATTCCTCGAACAGTAGGAACAAGGAATCTTTCATTTACATATACTAAAATCGTTGGGTACTTGAAACCTCTATAAAGGAGGTGAATCGTGAAACGGGTATGCCCACGGTGTCATCAATTAAGGCATCTGACCGACCATCATATATTGCCGAAACACGTCTTCGGGCTTGGGGGGCACACCGTTGAGATTTGTCGGGAGTGCCACAACGAGCTTGAAATTCAAATAGCTCGCCTCGAAAGGGTTATCCTTTCAAAGTTCCCAGGAGCCTTCGTCATACTGGTTCGGCAATTTTTGAAAGATGCCTCGATTGAGGCGTAGCACAAGGGGGGGCAGGAAACCTTCATGTGTTTCCAAAAACGCCCCTCCTTTTTCATCTAGGATACCTGAATTTCGCACGAGGATTGCGCTACAGCGTTTTTCTATGGGGTGCGGGCGGTATTTAACATTTTGAATCCAAAACGCAAGAATCGAAGATTATGAAACTATCATTTCCCATCAAAAAACCATACGTCATTTTCGCCCGACACGGCGATAAGATTCGGTATGGGATTCACAGGGGCATAGACGTATGCAAGTATGATTCAACGGGTAAAAAAATAATCTCTGGATATACCTGTTACGCTCCAGCCGATTATACTGTGGAAGAAAATAAATGGCACTACCAGGGCGGTAACATTTTATTACTGAATCACGGAGGGGGAATAAAATCGTGGATGGCTCACTTTGAAAGAACGCTGGTACACAAAGGAGAGAAGGGAAAGCGCGGCGACCCGATAGCAGTTGTAGACACGACCCCGAATAATTATTGGTCGGGGCCGACACCGCATCTCCACTGGCACCTTTACGTCAATGGACAAGTAGAAGACCCACTAAAATATATAAACGAAATGATTGCAGAACCAAACAGAGTTATCTTCAACAAAAAAGACGGGGAGTTTTATTGGACAAAGAATGAGGGGTACTTAAAAATCCCCAAAGAACGAATGGTCTATGCCGCCCTAATGAAAGCCGGAGATACCATTACCGTTGATGATGACATTTCACCCATCATAGGAAACTTCTAGGGCTTGACAGAATATCTGGCTGTGATAAGATATACAGACCTCGCAAACTATGGTCATTTTGCGGGGTTTTATATTGTGTGCATGTGGATAACTCTGGGATTGACACGATTCTTTGCCTATGGTAGGATACCAGTATGACCATAGAAAAATACAAAAAATCACCCAGAAACCCAAGAACGACACCGTTCCATCCGCTATTAGCGCTTGGAATGTTTCTGTTACTCGCTTCCGTGATATACGGAATTATTTGTGTTGATTAAATAACCTAAAATATATGTCATTTGAAGAAATCACTTCATGGGATTCCAGCAAATATGCGCCGTATATTAAGGATTCCTGCTGTGTCTGCGGTGCTCAAATAAAAAATAGCTGGTATTGGTATTTTCAACGAGGGAATTATTGTGTTGCCTGTAACAAAAGAGCGGAAAAAAATTCAGAGGGACGCTCAACGCGCATAAAATTAGCGAACCTTTTATTGGAAATTGGACGCTCGGCACGACAAAAATAACAGCAATATGAAATATATTACAATAAATAATTTTGAAAAGTACCAACACTATACTGACCGTCCGATAAAATGGGTCAAGTTATATACGGATATTCTATACAATGATAGGTTCTTATGTCTGACGTGTGCCGAAAGGTGGATATATCTTGGACTAATCCTAGTCTCTGCCCATAACAAAGGTAGCATCATCTATGACCTATCCTATATCAAACCTCTGGTCTGCCACAGGCTTACCAAGTACCTGACCCTTGCGAAAGCATGCAAGCACATTGAGAAAGTTGGACTAATTGCTATCACAACGCTATCAAAGCGCTATCAACTAGCTAGACCAGATAAGATAAGAATAGATAAGAATAGATTAGATAAGAATAATATATATATACATAAAGACGGATTAACTCCTATAAAGGAAATCCTGAAAGCAAGACTTCATACCTCTAGCTAAAGGAAGAAACTATGAACGAGTATACCGATGCCATTCCCGACTTCCCACCGCCCGAAAGGTTTGACCGCGATTCCTGGGTTCACAAAATTATCATCCGTGGGCGCGAAAAAGCAAAGCACTTCAACCAAATAACACAAAAAGAATGGAAAAACACAGACCTCCAAATAGACGAATGGAAATCAAACAAATCCTAATGCTTCCCAACTATCGCCAGTTCAGTTGGGCAGTCTTACAAGAATTTAAAATGAGGAAACTATGGCGCGAGATACAGGAAGTCCTGTTCCAAAACAACGTAAGACCCTTTACGAAAGCGTGGTTGGAAAATCGAAAGTCCACATTTTTCAAGCGATAGATTCATACTTAATTTGCCAAAGCTATGACGATAGCAAAAGACGAACAGTGCAGTCAGTGCGGGATGTTAGCGAGCAACTTTCTGTCTGACTGGAACGTGCAGTATTGCAAAAAATGTTTTGATGAGCGATTCCAACAGGTGATACGGGAACCTGACGAATGGGACAAAGACCCCTTTGATAAAAATAAATTTATTAACGCACTAACAAAAAAATAATATGGCGTACCCAGAAAAGAAAGTAGGGGGCATTTGCCCCGATTGTGGGGGGAAGTATGTGCAGAATCCCCGAACCAGTAAGTTGTTTTGCGAAAACAAGTGCTGGCTTAACAAACAGCAAGGAGTGCCAGCAGATACCCGTGGCGAGGAAATCAAAAAGATGCACGAAGAAAAGAAAGAGAATATCCGTTGGCAGGGTGCCAAGAACAAATCGGTTGATATTGCGCTCGCTAAAATGGCAGAAATCCAGGGCGATGAAGCGCTACAGGCAGAGATTAAAAAATGGGCTAACTTTTTGTACAAGTTAGAGCCAGACGACATTCCTTTCTAGTATGCGGAGAAGAAAAATAGACCCGACAAACAAAAAGGAAGTGAACGAGTGGGTTTCCTCCTTGATAGCCGAAATGCGACAACGCAGGGCAAAGGAGGAAGCCCAGACTCGTAACCTAGAGGACAGGCTAAAGAAAATGGATTGGTTACTATGACGTTCAACCAAAAAATCCTGCAAGCAATGTCGCCCTACTGGTGGTACAAACCGTGGCAACTTACACAAGTATATTTTGATGCTCCCCGAAGGTTGCGGGCAATGGTGCAACAAGGGTTGGTTGAGAAAAAGAAAGACGGCAAATTTACACTATACAAAAAAATATGAAAAACAAAAGTATATTTTCTTCAATTTACTCGGAGTACGCATACGAGGCATACGCAATCTTCATTCCATTTTTTGTGGCAATTCTTCTGCTCGTAGTCAGTGCTAGTTCGATAACAAGTAATGTTGACGACTTGGGTGTCGGGGTCAACCAAGAAGTTGTCAACGAGTTGTCAACGAGTCGTCAACTCAGTATGTGGTAAACGCAACCTGTTATGTCTGCCCTCCGTATTGCGGAACAATGGCAAATGGGAAAGAGGTTTTTGACGGTGCAGTTGCAATTCGCCTCAATTCAAAAGTAGTACAGAATATGGATTTAGAGTACGGAGATAAGATTTTTATAGAAGGAATCGGAGAAAAATATATCGGTGATAGGTTGCCAGATTTCAATGTTGCCGATATAGATATTTTTATGAGCGTTGAGGAATGTAAAAAGTTCGGCAGACAAAATGTAATAATCGAAAAAATATGACCAACACAACCGCAGAACAATTCTTAGAGGAGGAATACAGCGTAGGGGATATTGTGATGTTTGAAAATAGTGGCGCAAAAGAAATTGGTAAAATTACAAAAGTTGAACCGCCGGAACCATATTCTAACAATATTGATTATGAAGTTATTAGTTCTAATTTTGGTAATTATAAAACTAATGGCTGGAAGCAGAGTCTCATAACCCAAAAATATCCCTCCATCGAATCTGCCCCTATCCTGAAATACAAAAACCCGAAGTATTATCCCGAGCGAAAGTTTCAGGTAGGAGATAGGGTAAAGGTAATGGGTTATAGTGTACCTAATTATCGTAATATGGGGAAAACTGGGGTAATAGAAGAAATTGGTGATTATGTGAGCTATCCTATAGAGGTCAGATTTTCCGAGGAAGAGACTGATGCTTTTAGTAAAGAACAACTTGAACTCATCCAACCAAAGGTCGAGGAAAGAATTATGCAAGTAAACTGGTACGTAGAACCAGAAGATTTCAAATGGTTTGGAAGCGTGGGCGATGCTATATATAAACAATCATTAACCAAAAAATGTATGGGCGTAATACAAAATGCCTTCAAGTCAACACTACGGAAAGCGCAGGAAAAGTACGAAATTGTGAATGGCGATGGCGGTTTGACACCGAAAGGTCGGGAGGAACTCGTTGATTTTATTTTCGCAACCAACGAGGAATTGCGGGACGGATTCAACAACAAGATTTTAGAGCAATACGAGAAGGATAAAAAAGAGGAGTAACTTACGGAAGGCTCCTCTCCTTCCTCGTGCTGGTGGTTCTACCTTCTTAAGGTTCACAAAAAACGGTATAACTAGAAGCCAACTCCCATGGGCACAGCTTTGAATGCCGATTAGTACAGTCATTCTGTACGCTAAAAAGCCGTAACCGCCAGCACAAGAAAGGAAACCTATAAAAAGTGCTATAAAGTATCAAGTTTGAGGGATAAACTTATAAATAACTGAATTGAATGTTATGTGCCAAGCATTTTCATGCGTTATCACAAAGTCAAAAAAGGTCTATTGGAAAACTGGGATTGATTCCCATGAAGGAGTTTTGGATTTATTCCAAAAGAAAGACAAAGAACTTTCTGATGACAAGCAACCGCCATTTAATACCTTTGCTCGCATTGAGATTGTGCCAGAAGGTAAAAACTACCTGAAACCTAATGGAACGTGGATTTACCAAATTGATGAGCGGGTAAAACCTTCTTGGTTGGATGATTCTTATGAAAAGGAATGTCGCATCGCTTGGTTAAAATGGAAGAAGGAGGTTTATAGTAATTTTGATTTGCGGCAAGTCTTACATCCCATTCATCCATTCAAAATTAAACCGCCAAAAAAGATTACCAAAAAGCATTTAGATTTATTGAAAGAATGGGATTCGGTGGGGGATTCGGTGGGGGCTTCGGTGGGGGCTTCGGTGAGGGCTTATACTGGCTCAATGTTCCCCAATATAAAACAATGGAATTATTGTGAAAAAATAAAAGTAAAGGGTTATCCGTTCAA